TCTTAAATTTTAACTTCAACTTTATTATAGAAAAATGTGATAGGGTCTACTGCACCACGCAAAACCTCATCCAAATAATCTATATCAATATTACCGGGGTCAACCCCCTCCTTACGTATAGCAGTCACCCATACAGCTGGAAATATTTCACGCATACGAAGTGCAGTTTCTTTACTTTCGTTAATAGTTCCGTAATCATATAACAAAATAACGTTACTAACGTTTTTCTTCTTTAAAGCTTCAATCTGCCCTCTTCCAATATTATTACCAAAGGTAAAACAGCATTTAATATCATCCATTTGCTGTAAACCTAATAAATTATCAATATTTACTTTATCAAAAATGCCTTCAACAATAATAACTGTATGGGTTTTACCTCTAATAATTTCATCACAGCCACCCAATAAATCCTGAAAATTATTTTCTGAGTTTCTATAACGTAATATTAACTCAGCTTTGTGCTGTTTATAATCTTCAAGATTCTTTTTATGCCATTCTTTAGTATACCTGCTACGTGCCCACCATGCTACACAAACCCCATCCACTTTCATTTTAAAAACAATAAAGTTTTTAAGTTTCGGCTCTAACGGAGATTCCGTATAAGAAGGTTCAAATTCTGCATAGTGTTCAGAACGAAAACCCCTACCATTCAAATAATCATCACTAACCAATGGTTTCAACCGGAATGGTAATTTTACAGGCTTCAATTTTTCGCCTTCTTCCTGCTCATCATTTAATTCATCAAACCATTCAGGTTTATTCTCCTGAATTCCCCCTATTTTAGGACATCCGGCCAACTCTTCAACACGTGGTGTGTAAATCTTTTTGGCAAGGTCTGTCCGATTGAGCTTTTTTAAAAACTCATATAAACTAACCTTACGTGGACATTTCCAGCAATGGTAAGTCGCTATTCCAGTGTCATTAAAAATAATTCCCCATTTACCCGATTTACCACAAAATGGACATTCCATACTTTTATTCGTCATCCATCCCTGAGTTCCAAAAGGGGTCAAGTTGAAATCCGAAATAATTCTATCTTTATCGTACTTCATTACACTTTCTTTTTCTTAGGTGGAATTTTCTTAAATGAATCAGGTTCTTCTTGATCATCATCACAAGCAACCATTCTAGTGGCATACACACTCGGTTCTACTTCTACCCTTTCTTTACGAAATTTTTTAGGAGTACCGTCAGATTTTCTGGTTCGTTTAGTATCCAGTCTTTCCATAGCTGACATTTCCAAAACTTCCTCAACTGTAGTAGACCTACCCATATCGTAAAAGTATCCATTTTCATAATTTGTAGGAATACGAATTATGATACCGTTATTCTTATAATTTCTAAGCTTATCACAATAAATGCGGGCAATTTTAGCGTTAGTTTCCTCTAAAGTCATATTACCTGTCAGTACAAAAGAAAAAGGCTTCACCAATGTTCTATCCCCTTCGGTATTTTGCCGGGTTAAAACCCGGCTTGGATCATTCCACAATTCAAATGGCACATCTCCGGTTTGAGTTACTGTCACCACTGCACAATCATAAGTTTTTGCAATATCCTTCAACCGTTGTGCAACTTTTTGCAAACGATATTTTATAAAATTCGGGTCAAAATCTATCTTTTTATTTTCACCCGTCAGCATCAAATCAATAGAATCGATGCAAATCAAATCCGGGTAATACCCATATTCTTTTTTATAATCTTCAATTACCTGAATTAAATCCGCTACGGTCATATCCATCATTTCTTCCGAAGCATACACATCTATGTCACTTTTTACAGTAATTGCCCGGTTAATGATGGTTTTTAAACGCTTTCGGGTTTCTTCCGAAATATCACCCCGCATAATTTTAGAATAAGTGGTATTAGCCAGCATTTGCCCAAATTTCACCATAGCTTCATCAGCCCCACCTTCTAGCTGAATATGCAAAACATGCATGTGAGCAATAGAAGTGTTGTACCATCCAATATATTTTAAAAAAGTCGATTTACCAACACCTGAACGCATAATCATCAAAGCCGTGTCTTGCCGGGGTATTCCTCCATCTGTTAAATCATCTAAAGTAGTAATTCCAAAAGGAATTTTAGCCCGGCGAATTTCATCTTCAGCCTTCCGTTGAGTTTCCCCAATATTACGCATGAAATCCCGATAAACACGTCTGAATTTGCCATTCTGATTCAGCAATGAAAAACTATTTATTTCATACATTCTCTTTTCCAGCAAAGCCATTGCTTCCTCAGGCCTCCCTTCATTATACATGTCAGAAATTTCATGCTGTGTAGCAACAAAAGTCTGACGACGAATAAATGTTTCAAGTTGTTTCACCATTGGCTCAAATTCAGGCATAGGAATTGCTTTCACCTCTGATATCTTTTTAACCACATCCTGATTACCTGGGTAAGCCATTTCAACCATACCGTATGTTGCCAGATTGCCACTTTTAAGCAAATTATCTGACAATACCTTTAGCATTGCTTTACAACCACCTAATTCTCTTGGAAAATTGCTTAAATCTATATTTTCACAAACTAATCCTGCATATACTTTATTGCTAAAAGCAAGCCTCAACATTTCTTCAACGAAATTAGGGCTTAAAATAGCTTCTACTCTTTTGTTCATACCTAAACCGCATCTATTTTTATCGTAACAGTATTTTCTCTTAATTCATTTATAGCCATAAAAGAAGACGAAACCGTGTCATCGTGCCCGCTTATACTTTCAAGTGTTCCCTTATCTGATCTAAAGGCTATTGAATTAAATTCACCGAACATTTGTTCGACTGTTTTACGTGTATCCGGATGAAAAGGGCATTTTACTACTCCTCTTTCAAATAAAGCAGCTAAAGAAGCCCAACCTGTTCTTAAATCTTTTTTATTACCTGCTGTTGTCGTAAATGGAGCAACATTTCTTACACCCATTTGTTCACACATATCAGCCAAAATAGATTGAAAACCATTATTTTCAACTACTATTTTATTCGGCTTAAAAAGCCTATCTAAAATCTGAATTTTAGATATTTGTTCATTATATGATAATCCTTGTTTTCGAAATAAATACAATAAATAATAATTCCCTTGAATATCCTTACCCCACACGGAATAACACGTATAGTCAGCACCCACATTTCCGGAAGCACCAAAGTCACACCCAATTACTACACGCACTAACTTAATAGGAAATGATTCAACATTTTCTACCAATTTAATTGTCTCCATACCAATGGTGCTTCTCATCAAAATCTCCCATGGAAAAATAGTACTATCATCCGAAATAGGAACCACTAAATATTCCCTACTGAATACCATTGTACCAAGAGAACGTTTTTCCTCCATCAACTTTTTAAAAGTAAATCTATCAGGAGCTAAAAGCCGCCCATCAGGGAAAATGGCTGGATATTCAAAAACTTTAAATTTAGGGTCTTTCTTTAAATCAGAATAAAGATCATCTTGCTGATATGGTGTGCCGTCTACAATATTATATCCGTATGGCTCAACGATAGGAGTAATGGCACCTTTAAACAAATCTCTCAACTTCTCACGCTGTTCCAATGAATAGATGCTACTCTCATCTGGTAAGTCATCACTGACCGCTGCCCCCACGTGAAGACCACGAATAAACCCATCCTTACCACGCAAATGCAGTTTAGTTCCATTTTCACATTCTATACTAGTAGCGGCTAGACTAGCTTTTCCACCCGGATTCAGTTTATAAGCTATAGCTTCATTTATACGAATTTCCTCAACTATTTTATCAACATGCTCCTTACCTAATTTTTCAGTATTAGTGATAATACATGTCTCCTGACGGTTTTTATTATCCGGTTTATCCGGCTTCATAAAACTAGGCCGATTATAACTATATAATCTCCACAATGGAAAAGCTAAACAAAACTCATATGAATTGTGTACTACCGTGCCATCTTCAAGTTGAAACAGATGATCACCATCACACATAAACCCATAATAAGCTCCTTTAGGAAGTTCTGTAATGGTAATATCACTCTTTATCAAAAGTGGCTGGTCATAGGAAAACACCCGGTAACCTTTCATTCTACGCTGCTTTTTAACAGGGAATTTAATAAACTTACCAGTATCCACTTCCACGTATTCTTTATGTTTTGAATCCCACAAACACAAAGTATGTGCCCGGTTTACAGTATAAGAAATACCATTCTCCTGATCTATCCTAAATAGGGTGCCAACACCCATGTGACGGGTTAATACTTTTCGCGGGGTGAAATCCACACCCATTACTTCCATGCCGGGGTATATATCTTCTATATTTTTAACCGTCCAATCTGCCATTAAAACAGGTGTACCAGCAGCAAAACATTTACCATGCGAACGAGCAGCCAAAAAAGCTATATTAGGGTATAACTGAATCATATTCCCCCACTCCAAATTTCTCCACCCCTGTCGAAAATTTGGAAGCATTGTTGTTTTAAAATAGTTATACGAATGAATTTTTAACGTTTCATCCATCGATTCTTTTAGCTGATCCACATAATTTAAACGTTCGGTGTCCAACGTTTTATTTAATGACAAAACATTATTTGTTTGTTTAAAAATTTCTGTCATTAGGCTGTCTATATCTCCACCGTACCCGTCTAATAACTGATTTATAGCAACGGGAGGGAGTGCCTCTAAAATATTGAAAGTTGTCGAAAACACCGTTTCCAGCTGTTTATACGACAACTTCAAATCCCCATTGAAATTAATCATTGCGCTAACTGAAATGTTTCTCTAAACCTGGATTCTATTGTTTGTGTAGGTGCCTGAGTAGCTCCTTCTCCACGTAAAACTGAAATATATTTCATGAAAAGAAGTGCATTGGCTCGTGTATCATTCAAAGCCCGGTGAGCATCCACTAATTCAACACCTTCTTTGCGACAACACGTTCCAAGCTTATAATCTGTTTGTTCAGTTGCCCGGTAATATGCCATCTTTTGTGTATCTTCTACCCATCTAACATATTCCCAAAGATCATCTTTATGAAATTCAAATAACCCTTCTATAAAAGGTATATCAAACCCTTGAAAATTGTGACCACACAAAACGGCCTTCACCTTGTTATTTTTATATGTAGTCAAAATATTCTTATAATCATAGTAAACATCTTCTATATCCAAACCGTTATCATTCAGATAATTCTGACTTAATCCGTGTGTTTGCTCAGCCGCAGGTGACCAAATATAATCCTCCTTGTAAGGTTTAATAATAGCGTCATACTCCTTCACAATTTTCATTTCAAAAAGGTCTACAACAACCGCTGCGACTTCAACCAATAAAATATCCCAAAATGCTTTTACTTCTGGTTTTCCTTTCCCACCTTTACTTGGTAAACCCGAAGTTTCGGTGTCTGATACAATAACGTATCTTAAATTTGCTTGTGCCATATTTTCCTCCTATTTCAAAAAGTATTTTAATTGTTCAATATCTTCGTTTCTATTATCAAAATCATCATATATCAATTCTAACTTTAAAACTGGGTTTTTCTCAGCCACCAACCCCTCTGGAAAGTCATTAATCATAATAGCAGGTTCTCCATCAAAGGTAACAAAAGGATGAAAATTGATGATGTAATTTTTCCTCAAAACCTGCCCACCTCTATCTTTAAAAGTGATAATTCTTGATTTATTTTGCTTTTCAATATTCAAAACCAAATTTTCCAAAACCTCAAGAATATCATCATCTGTATATTCATCAGGGCTTGATAGAACTTTGTAAATTAAAGTTTCACCCAATGCTCTGGCAATTCGAGCAAAGTAATCTAACATCTCATAATCCATATTATTTCCTATTACCAAATTCATACTTATAATGACACTCCGGACAACATAATTCTATATTATCCTTTTCTAATCTAAGTTCAGGAAACGCCCCTTTAGATTTCTTGTGGCTAAAGTAAACAGCCTTCATCGGTTCGGGTAATGTCACACCACATTTTACACATCTATGCGGACGTTCGGCCCATATCTCCATAAATAATTCTTTTTCACCTGTAGCCTTTCTGGGTTTAATAGGTTTTAACTTACTTTTTTCTATAGCTACCTCAACCTTACTTTTTCCATTATGTAAACGCTTATAGTTGCATTCCTCACATAATTGTTTGGTTCGGTTAGCTATAAACCTAACCTTTCCACAATCCAAACAAATACCAAACTTATTAAATTTAGAAATCGCCATAGTTTTCTTTATGTGTTTTTATACGCATATTCACACAATTATCTATAATAGGAGAATATGACTTTTCAACCTCTTCAAATAAACTTTCACCTAATTTATTCCGTGTAGCAAATAACAACTCACAATCCTTTTTAAAAGGACATTCATTACACATAACGTCATCCGGATTATAAGGGTTGCTTCCATATTTTGCCTGACAAAAATTAGGACCTGTTATACGGGACATACGATACCTCTCTTTACGTAAAATTTCTGCTGAAACAGGTTTATAAGTATCTGATTTTACAGGATTTTTCAAACTACGTTCTGTAACCCATTTATGAACATAAAATTTTATCCCATCGTCATATTCAGCCCATCTTCTCCATGCTTCTTTACCCATAAACCAGACAGGCATTGGCCGTAATTGGTGATCCTGATGAGCGTACACATAAAACTGAAATGTTAAAAATTCCCAGACAAAATCAACTCCACCCGTGGGTGGAATACTTTGTAAAAAAGAAATAACCGCATCACGATGTCGTGGTTTATCCATTTTTATCGTGCGCGGCATTTCTCTAGTTGCCTTTATTTGTAGGTATTCGTAAATTCTTAAAATTATATTTATGGATGTTTCGTAATCGTAAATCATAGCTAAATCCAACTTATAGCTATATCTACGCTTTCTGTAGTTGGATAGGTTATAGGTCTATATATCCGCCCAGTGGGATCCTTAGGATCAGGTTCACAAACATCATTAAATTGATGTCGAGCAGCTTCAATATCAACATGCCGACAAACCCATAAACCAACCTCATCTCCTGGATTTAAACGGCCTATTTCCAAAACGGTGTCCGCAGTCATTTCCACAAATTTTGCATGAAATGGTTTACCAAACACCGTTTCAACATTTTCCATAAACTTTTGATTATATTTATTTTTGCCGTTTAACACTCCAATAGCCATCTTATAGGAACAAATGGCATCCTCAGGAATAATTACATTCACCTTTACTTGTGCAACGGGTGTATCATAGTCATTTCGTAGTATGATGGCCCGATATTCATCCCTATTATTTTTCATAGTCATGACCGATAATTCATCAAATAAATTACCAAAGTCATCATTAACTACTTTAGTGCTAGATTTATAGCCTCCTAAAGACCTATCTGAATTAGGCTGCGGGCTGTCATACCCTACAGTTGTTGTGTAATATAAATTCATATTTTAAATCTTTTTAAACTCAGCTTGTACTGAATATAATGGTTCTGAAACCGTAAAAGTTTTTGTTTCGTGTCTTACAATTGGGCCGGAATCTGTTGCAAAAGAAAATGCTGCAACAAACTGGTATCCTTCATTTTCTTTTATAGTCACATCCCAAGCTCCATTATTAAATACAATTTGTATAATCCCAGCTCCACTAGGCTGAACCCCCCCAAATAGGATTACTGCTGCTAACTTTTACTAAAAACTGCTCCGCAGTAGAGCCTCCATCTATAGGCTGAACCCCAAAAGATTCTGTACCGCCATTATTATCAACCACCTCAAAATCCCAATATTCGTCAAATTTAGCAGTAATAGTTACATTTTTATTTACACTGTATGAAAATGGATTAGCATCCGACAATAATTGCTCCCCATCATACCAGCCTAAAAACATATTATTACCAATCGATTTTGCGTATAGATTAACAGTAGTACCCCCTATAACTTCAATAGTGTCACTCGCTTTTCCTGCTGCTGAATCATTTATTCCTATACTGCCTTTAGTAGTATCCCCGGTTTCGGTATTTACTATAATAGTGTACTTATCTGGATTTGGATTTTCTTCCAAAGTTACCGGAAAAGTTTCATTTTTATTAGTGATAGTGTGACTACCACTTTGTGGATAAAAACCCGGTTTTGAAACAGACCATTCTACATTTAAACCAACTGCCCCACTAATAGTGGAAGTTTGTCTTCCATTCATCATTACTATTGCGTCGGAGGGCGTCGGCACAATAGTGAATGAAAAAACCTCTACAGCCCCACCTCCAAATCCATTCCAGTATGGACATAAATTTGTATCATATCTCTCATCCAAAACAGTAACAACATTCCCGGTCAAATCTCTTCTAACACGGCCAATATAAAATTCATTTTCGGCCCGGCTTGTAAAATCTGAAACCTTTTCTACCTGAAATTGAACTCTATTATAAGAGTAAAGACCTTGCAATTGACTATCAGTAAACCTACGACCCATTGGAACACTCCCCAAAATAACTACTCTTAACTGTTGTTCAGCCTGAAACGGATATCCACTGGATAGCACTAAATTATTATCATTAATAATATCAACAACTTGGTAAACTGAATTGTTTAAAGGTTCGGATCCATCATCTTTTATGAATCTGATAGCTGTAGCCACATTTGATTGACCCCTCACTAAATTAGCAAAGTTCACCGTACCAGAAAGATTGCCATTTGTATCAACCTGAACGTAACCGGGTTCAAAGTTTTCTTCCACACAAACTGCTTTTAAATAATACGTTTGATCATCAGCTGGAACACCTGAAAAATTTATTGTATCATTAACATAAAAAGCTTTCAGGTCTGAGGTTATAATGTAACCTCCTTTAATATCAACCCCTCCAACAGTTGTTGATTTTTCGGTAGTAAACGGTACCCCCGGAACCCCACCGGGGGAAACTAAACCAAAGCTTGTTGAAAGGGACAACATTGCCCTGATCACATCAGCCTCAGCAGAAAATTGAATCATTCGATTCAATTCTTCTTTTTCTAAAAATGTATTTCTATGAATAT